CAGTGTCTAAACTACCTACGGAAGTAGCCGCATCTATCTCTGCCGTAGTCATGCTCAAATCTTTAACCGGTGTTTCCGCTAAATTAGCAGCGGCTTGACCGGCTAAGTCCGGTGCAGTAAATGCTCCCGAAAAACCTTCGCTAAAGGAGCTTCCTTCGGTCATTGCACCTTTTGCACCACCTAAAGCCCCTGCGGTAACCGCGGTTAATGCGGCGGCTTTAAATGCATCTTTTATATTTCCACCCTGTATAAGAGTACCTATACCCGACCCTAATGCTGCGGCATATGCGGGAGCTATTGCAAACCCTAAAGCGGGTAAAGCGTAAGGCATAGCAATAGCTAATATAATAGGTGCGGCTTTCTTGAGAATCTTACCGACTTTCTTAAAATGTTTCTTAATGCCTTTAAATATCTTGGAAAAGAAACCAAACTCCATGAGCCCCGTTTCAGGGTTAAAGCTGTTTTCGGCAGAACCAACTACATACCGCTCGGGGTCTTCAATACCCGCTTCGCGTAAGTGTTGGAATATAGATTCTTTGAGGGCAGGGCTTTGGTCAATTAACTTGCGCGGAACAATTAACTCACCGGTTTCAACGTGAACAACGCGGTCATCGCCAAACCGACCATACGAAGCCATTCTAGAGGCAATATCTTCAAACTCGGCAATACCGTTATCACCAAATTCTTGTCGGCTATTCTGTTTCTCAAGCGTAGCAAAGTCGTCATCTGACATGACAAAATCACCAATACCTCCAGAAGGAACTTCTTCAAAATCTATCTGTTCTGCCGTGTTCGTCATTATCCTACTCCGCTTGACAATGATAAAGGTATAAGCCAATTCATTGTACTTAGTTTAGTTCTAATCGTCTATGACGTAGTAACCGTCACAGAACCTACCGCCGAAGTTCCTACAGAACCTCGCGCATGTGGGGTGTTAACTTGTGCGATTTTCAAAAAACCGCTGTGTTCAAAAACCGCACCTATCTCTAAGCCGCTGTCGTCACTTTGTAACTCTGTCAAAGTTAACGTGGTTGCCCGCCAAATGCCCGGTGTGTTTATCTGTTGCAAAAACACCGAAAACGACCTCACAATCTGCGCCATAAAAGGCTGATTGTATGTCTCAGGAGCGTTTGGGAACTGCGGAGGTACTAATCCTCGGGACATTACTGTCTCCCGTCAGGACGAATATCAACCCGTGGTGTGCCTAATCGCCAGCTAGTTCCGGTGCCTGTCGATTGGATTTTTAAAGCAAATGACCGACCACGTAACCGCAAGTGGACCTGATCCGTAAACTGCTCTACCGGTGCTGTTGCCGATCTGGTTACCGCGCTGGTCGAGGACTGTAGGTAATTCCCGCCGGGAAAGTTCCTAGTCTGAAAGATAAAGTTAGCACTAGGCGAAGTTGCCGTAGACCCGTCAAAAGTCAAATCAGGCAATACCCTACGCATAAACACGTAACTGTTGCCGTCGCCCAAAGACATCTGACTGCTTTCAACAAATGCATCAATAGCCGTAACCGGCGCAGTACTACCGTCATCGTACCCAACTTCGTGAAGGTACAAAAACCCGTTACTGCCCGCGGCTATCGGGTCGTTGTTTATGCCCCGATCTAACCAAGCAGTTCTGTCTAACGTGCCGTAGTACCAGACCTGCTCTTGGTAGTTGTAAACAACATATCGGTCATTATCTGAACTGGATTTAGATGGATAAAACCACCATATCTCAGAAAAGCTAGAGTTTACACCGGCTACAATCTTTTCTCTTTGGAAGTTGTTTATGTCGTTAAAAACAAAACTCTTAACAGAACAAGGGAGTTTTTGAACTTGACCTGTAAACACGTAAAACTCTTCCATGCCCATCCAAAAGACGCTTTCGTCTACCGCTACCGCCGCCAAAGGCGAAGCAATTGTTATATTGTCACCCAGTTGCGAAATACCAAAAGTAAACGGAGGTCCAATAAACTGCATGGAATGTACCGAGGTGTCGGTAAGAATAAGGATTTGTTGGCGTGTTTCAATAGCCGCAACAATCTCGGACCCAGAACCAATGCGTAAATCACCCGCAGTATTGGTAACTTCTGACTTCCACGTAAACGCATCGCCCTGAGAAGAAAACCGAATTAACAACGGGTCTTGAGTCCCAATAGATGTTTCCGCATCACAACCAAATGCAATAACGTGCTTATCACGGTCCGAAACCATTACCTGCTTGGCAATAGTTGGAATAGTCGCATCTGAGCTTTGGTCCGATAAAGGCTCCGCACGTTCATTCGTTCCGGCAGACTTGTCCCAGTAAAAAACTCCCGCGTCACGAGCGTTGATTATTAAGTCTTCACCAAAATTATCATGGGACCATATGCGTAAAGTAGCACCCGCCACCGACGTTGAAGAGCCCGAACTCCACGCACCACGGCTCCAAGACCCCGCACCCCAGCCCGTGCCAATTACAGTAGTGTTCAAGCCCGTGTTAATTTGATATTTAGCGCGGGAACTGCCCCCGCCGTTTCCTGAGTCTTGTGACGCAGCATTTACCGCAGTCGCCACGATAGCTCCGTTAACCGTAACAGAACTAATAGTAGAAACAGTTCTAGCCGAAATGGTGTAGGAATTAGAGTTTACAACGGTGACTATTTGATATTCTTGATTTAAAACCGCGGCGGTTATGTTTCCTCCACTACCCAAATCTGCGGCACCGTCAAAGGTAACAAAATCTTTTTCTAACGCACCGTGGTTAGTTTCTGTAACGGTTATCAAAGGAGAACCGTTCTCTACTTTGGCAAACGTAACGTCTCCCACGGCAGTAGTTAAACGAAGTGGCGTTATATCAGTGTAACCGCCGCCTTCTTCTATGTAGTATTTAAGGTGTGTGCCAACGCCTATGAACCGTGAGCCGTCGAGCGCGATAAAAGGATGTAAAGCACGGGCCGTGCCTAAATAACTTAGAGAAGACTTTTTCTCCCAACCACCGATTTTCTCAGGTGTTCCAAACCTAAAGCGTACTTTATTGCAATCGAACCAACCGCCTTCGTTAGTGTACGAGGTGGTTTCGCGATTTACGCCGGGCCGGAACTGAAGTTTGGTAAGAGGCATTTTTTCTCACTTTTTAGATTTAGACTTTTTCTTACGAGCAATCTTCTCAAGTTTTTGAGTGTACGCCTCATTTACGTCAGGTGTCGATGGATCATCCGCCACATAACGACCTTTTTGATCTCTAGCTCTTTCTTTCTCCGAGGTGTCTGGTCCAAATAAAGGCCAATATATCCGAGAAAGCCAATCTTTTACAGATTTAAGCACCCGTAGCCACCACAATAATTGGCACTAAGCTCAACACATTTGATAGTTTAATTTCCATGCATTAACTCGCTTTTGTAAATGTAGATGTAGGCATAGGATAAGGGTTAGTGTACTCATACCACCCCGTTACAATATATTTTTCTTGCGTCATAGAAGGGATACCCCTATGCACGAACATCCAATCAACAGGCCAGATTAGGGTCAATCCTTTGCGAGGCTTAACTTTAATTTTTTGATATAAAAATTCTGTCTCTCCACCATCTGTAACATCGTTAAGGTATGTCATATAGACTAAGTGTCTAGCTGTTTTTGCAAAATTTGTTCTTTCTGCGTGCCATTGATGAAAAGCCCCGCCGCAATTATATTTTTGCATATTTAGGTGAGATAGGTGGTACGGGCTGACACAATTAGATTTAGGATACTTGAGCCAATATTGCTCCAGAACTTTTTGTAAAGACGCGCCGTATCTTTTGGTTGCCTCACAGGATCTATCTAAGGCCATATCTGTAGAGTCTTTTGTTTTTTCATCTACTATGTCTTTATTTCTTCTAAAGATAGTTCCTATCTCTTTAACTCCTTCCTCTAATTCTTGGTTATCAAAGTTAAATATTAAATCGTCACACACACTAATATCGTCTAAGTAACACGCACCTATAAAAGAAGGGTTATCCTTGCCCCCTAACTCAATAAATTGCAAACCTTCTTCGGGGCAAGAACGTTTATCTAACGCCTCAGATGATTTCATATTCCCTCTTATACGCTTAATACAGGTTTAGTTGATTCAGCGGGGAAGTTATCTTTAGAAGGCCAATCTCTTAACTCAGAACGCCATTTCATATAGGCACTGTAATTACTATGATTTGGAAGAGTCTCCCAAACATCTGTTTCTTCAAGAGCATCATCCCTCCACATTCGCGCTAGATTTTCTAATGAAGTATAAGCGACGCTTATCTTCAAGTTGTAAGAAACTGCTTCAGAGTGTAGCGTCTTTAAGTCTAAATTAACCATAAAATGCTCTTCAGCTACTATTTGTCGCAAAACATTTCCCGCAGAATCTTTTATCTGGTAAACATCTCCTCCGTCGTGAACGTATCGGTGTGGAGTGCGCCCATCACTGAGTGCTTCAGTAGACAATTCCTCTCTATACCTTCCAAAATTTGACATAATATACCCCCTAACCTATGTATTGGATAATGACTATGCCATTACCGCCTCTAGTAAAGACGTAATTGTTTACGGAGTTATTGGCAATAATTGACCCACCTCCACCACCTCC